CATGGGAACAGTATCAAATGTTTGTCCGCAGTACGAAAAAGTACTCAGAACAATTTCGTTTGATGTACCCAGTACTTGGTTTAGCCAGTGAAGCTGGTGAAGTTGCTGGTAAGGTAAAAAAAGTTTTGCGCGATCATGACGGGGCAATCAGTGAAACTCAAGTTAACCAGATTGTTAGTGAACTTTCTGACGTGCTTTGGTATCTTACTTGCGTTGCTGACGATCTGAACGTTCCTTTGGAAGCTATCGCTTTGTTTAGCGTGGAAAAACTTATGGATCGCGTTGACCGAGGAGTCATTCAAGGAGACGGAGATGATCGATGAAGTTTTCAATCCTTGAATGGGAGTACATAGAGGATGCAGGCTTTCTAATCAAGTATTCTGTCGCGTCTAACCAACACGACAGACTTGATTTTTATCAGACTGTTGTTCCTTACAAAGGAGAAGATCCTCAGTTGTTTATTATGACTGCGCGAAACTACATGGTCGCGCATGTAGCTAAGATGGACAATCTTAAAGCTGCAAAAAGATTACTCAGTGGGTATTCGTTTACGGAACCGTTAGTTCATTTTTATGAGGAGATAGGAGATAGACATGTTTCTTAGTCAAGATTTTTTAGAGAAGTATCCAAACAATCCACGCTGGCCTAGTCTTTTAGGTCAGTTTGTGTATTTGCGTACATATAGTCGGTTTTTGCCTGAGCTAAATCGCCGAGAGCATTGGAAGGAGACAGTACGTCGTGTTGTCGAGTACAGCATTGGACTCGATACGATCACTGAGCGTGCTGATCTTGTTCAGGAAGCTGAAGAGCTTTTCGATGCTATGTTTAATTTGAAAGTATTTCCAGCAGGTCGAACGCTTTGGACAGGCGGTACGGAGGCTGCTAAGAAGTACCCAATGAGCAACTTCAATTGTTCATTTACAATCGTTGACAGCTTTGATGCTTTTTTCGACGCGTTCTATCTTATGATGCTGGGGACTGGTGTTGGATTCCGCGTTCTTCCTGAGGACGTAGCCAAGCTGCCGAAGATTAAGCGCGGCGTGAACTTGTTTATTGAGCCTTATAGTCCCGTAGCTGCGTCAAAACGTACTGATCTGACTACTATCGAACGTCCTTACGAGAACGTAGCTGCGATTATTATTGGAGACTCTAAAGAAGGTTGGGTTGATGGACTTAAATATCTTATGCACTGCTTTACTGAGGGTATTATCAACGTGAGCGTCAATGTAAATAACGTTCGTCCTTCTGGTGAGCCGCTTAAGACTTTTGGTGGTCGTGCTTCAGGCCCACAAGCTCTTATTAACATGTACACTAAGATTGTTAACATCCTTAATGCTGGTGACGCCGATAACGACAGCATCTCCACACTCGAAGCCATGGACATCATGAATCTTATTGGCGAGGCTGTTGTTGTAGGCGGCGTTCGCCGCTCGTCAGAGATTACTTTGTTTGACATTAACGACAAGTTAGTCATGGACGCCAAGCTTGGTTTGTGGACGGATGAGTCAAAGAAGGACAAGCGTCACCGCTCTATGTCAAACAACTCAGTCTACTTTACGCAAAAACCAACGCGTGAGCAACTACACGACATTTTTAATCGCGTAATGGACAACGGCGAGCCCGGCTTTATTAACGCAGAGGCTGCTGCAGCGCGTCGTAAATGGTATGCTGGTACTAATCCTTGTGCAGAGATTTTGCTTGCTGATAACGGCGTTTGTAATCTTTCTGAGGTCAACGTCAATGCCTTTATTGAACCCCATGGAGAATCAGTCCGCTTTGACTTTAGCGGTTTTATGGATGCGATCCGCTTGGCTACTCGAATTGGCGTTCGCATGGCCACGCTTGAGCTTGAACTTCCTCACTGGAATCGTGTACAGGCCCGCGATCGTCTCACAGGTGTTAGCTTGACTGGGTACGTGCAGGCAATGGACGCACTTGAGTATGACACCACAAAAGAAACGTGGGAGCTTAAAAATCTGTTGGTTCGCGCAAACATGGAAGCTAACCAAGAGGCCGTTAACTACGCAGTAGACTTGCGTATTCCGCCTCCGTTGTTGGTTACGTGTGTTAAGCCGTCAGGTACAATTGCACAACTTCCAACGGTAAGCTCAGGAGCACACGCTTCGTTTGCTCCTTACTATATTCGTCGTGTTCGTATCTCTAGCACCGATCCTTTGGCCAAGGCTATGCGCGCCGCTGGGTTTCCGATTTACCCAGAAGCCAACTGGGCTATGCCTAGCGACTACGATGCTATGAACGATGAGCAAAAGGACGAAGTGCTTAAAAACGCGCTGACGTGGGTAATTGAATTCCCAATTAAAACCAGCGCTCATCAGGCTAGTTCTGAAGAAACAGCCGTTGCTCAGCTTTCTCGGTACTTTATTTTGCAAAAGTATTGGACCGATCACAATACGTCAATTACGGTAAGCTTTAGTCCTGAGGAGGTCAGCGGCATTATTGAATACTTGTTGCTTAACTGGGACGACTATATCGGCGTCTCGTTCCTTCCTAAGAGCGGTGGTTCGTATCCACTCATGCCTTATGAGCAAATCGACGAGCAGGAGTACATTCGACGCAGCGAGTTAATTGCCCATGTAAATGAGCACAACATTTCATCGTTGCTCGAGATGTTTGAGGGTGTTTCTTTGGTAGACGAAGCGCTTGACGCAGATTGTGAGGGTGGGGCTTGCCCAATTCGGTGACAAGATAATTAATACATTGGTGAGGGTATTGTACAGTTTTGTACAGTACTCTCACTAAAACGGAGGACAAATGGCTAAAACCCAGCGGTTTGATGATATTTTGCAAGAGTATTCTTCAAAATATGATTTAGCGACACTTTCATCGCCTAACGACCGTGCAAACTTAGATGCACTAATTAACAACCAAATTATTATTGAGAGTTTGCAGGCCAAGGTACAGGAGCTTATTGAAGATGACCCAGTATCCAACATTGAAATTATCCAAAGACTTAGTTCGTCACTACGTGACAGCATTGAGCGCAACTTACAATTGGAGCGTGCTCTTGCACTGGATCGCAAGACCCGAAATAGTTCCTCAACTGAGTCAGTTGCCGACTACATTGTTTCGTTAAAGCAAACCGCGCAAGATTTTTTAGAAAAAAGATTGGTTAAGCTGTATTGTCCTAACTGCCAGATACTTCTTGCGCGGTTTTCTATTGTACACGACCACAGCCCGTTTGAACTTCGAGTTAAATGTAATCAATGTAACAATGATGTAATATCTTCGCGAGAAGAGCGTGACATCTTTTTTGATATTAAAGACTCGGCTTGGCGAAAAAAATATAAGTACAGCGTTAAGCAATCAAAAGAATCAGTCAGCTTAGATCACGACGTCGAAGATGATGTGGTTCTTGGGGAGGATGACGAGGATGCTCAAACCTAAGCTACAAGACTCCGAATTTGCTTTACTGGAAGTTCTTGAAGACCCTGTATGGCTGAACGAATTTTTGCGCTCAACTAATCAAGGAGACATGAACAAAGCAAACTGGCCTCCTGAAGAATTTACGTTCAGGCCGTATCAAAAAGAAATCCTTACTGATCGTAGTCGTCATGTAGTTGTTACTGGCGGTCGTGCTATTGGTAAGTGCCAGCCAATTACCTCGCGTGTCTACACCAACGAAGGTTACAAAACTATACACCAGTTACTGCAGAAACCGTCATTTATTACGTACGGTTATTCAGTTAATGGTGATTTTTCTCCTCGTCGCGCTTTTTTACGTAAGGACCTGTGGAAAAAAATTTACTCAGTAACAACAAAAACAGGCTTTGTTTTAAAAGCGACTGATGTTCATCCGGTACTAACTCCCAAAGGATTTATCCTTATGGGTGATTTAGTTATTGGAGACTTGGTGGCAGTGATGAATAAACTCCCCACGCACCACTGTGTTAATGACACGTTGTCTTGGGCAGAGTTGCGTATTCTAGGTTACTTGGCCACAGGGAGCATATACATTAAGCCTTCAGCAGCTATAAAGCCACGATACCGAAAAGTAGACGCAGAGCTTCGGGAGATTGCGGAAAAGTTATACTTGAACTACCGTAAAGACGCTACAGGTGTCGTATTCCTTGAACGACTAAAGGCAGGTGGTGTGCGTCACTACATTAATCAACTTAAGATTGAACTGGGGGCTTTTGGTAAAGACTATAGAAGAGTGTTTCGGCTAGATTGGATTAAAACACAAAAGTTAGACAACATCAGAACTTTTTTGGAGGCGGCTTATGCTCAACACGGAGACCTGACTATCGACAACGTCAAGATTAAACTTATTAATCGAAGGTATGTACAAGACTGGCAAGAACTTCTTTTGTACTTTGGCGTTAAGACTAAAGCATACAAAACCGCAGAGCACACAAGTGAGTACCACCGGTTTGATGTTGATGATTCGGAGTGGACTGTCGAGACCGTTGACAAGAACGCTGCTCATGTCTTCTGGCATGAATTTAAAATACCGGGTGTATCTGCGACTGTTAAAGAAAAACCTCCAGCAGCGGAGTGGTACTCATGGGAACCAATTGTAGATAAAAAAATTCATGGTTATCAGCTTACTTACTCTGTTCATGTGTACCAAGACGAAACGTACATTAGTGAGAACGTGGTTGTTCATAACTCAGTCATTCTCGAAGACTTACTGACTTATCAAATATTAAATAGTAATATTGAGTTTCCTCGTACTCCGGAACAACTGCTTGTAACTCCGAACACCAACCAGTTGACCCCTATATTAGATAGAATGATCCTTAAATTTACAACGTCCCCACTCTTAAAAGACTTTTTAAATAACAACGTTAACCGATCTAAAGGTACGCTCGACTTTAAACATGGTGCGCGACAACATCGTATGTATGCTCGTATTGCCGGTAGCAAAGAAGCCAACAACTTGGTTGGTTTACATATTCCTAAAGTAGTAGGTGACGAGTTTCAGTTATTTCCAATGACAGCGTTTAATCAGCTCCAACCAACAATCAATACGTGGGAGCCTAAAGTACAAGAACTGTATGTAGGCGTTCCTAACGGGATGCGGAACACCGCGTTGTACGTTCTGGACATTAAAACACCTAAGTTTAAAAAGTATCGAATTCCTGCACCAAACAACCCTTACTTTACAAAAAGCGATTGGGATGATGCAATTCAAAAATACGGTGGTGAGTCTGAAGATATTTTCCAGCAACTTGTTCTAGGAAAGCACGGCAGCCCAAGTTTTCAAGTTATTTCTCGCGATCAGATGCGAATGATTCCCGCAGAATTCTATAGTTACAAGTATACTCAGTCAGAAAAAGAAAAAGGAAAGTCTTTTAAAGAGTGCCTTCCAGTTGTAAAATCCCCAGACGCCGAAGCGACTGTACTTGCGATTGACACTGGTTTTTCAGATCCCACAATTATCCAAGTGTTTGTATTGGCCAACAACGTCTGGAGATGCTCTGTTCGTTACCGAGTTCAACGTATCGATTATCCGGAACAGGAAGTAATTATTGACTATTTAGCTCGTTCGTACAATGCACGTAAGATCGCTATCGATGTTGGTGCAGGCGGTGGTGGTGCAGGTATTGTGCAAAGTCTAAAGAGTCGTCCTGAGTTTTCCTCTTTTCAATATGCCCAGCGTTTAGTTCCGGTACAGTTTAATGAAAAAATATCTGTTGGAGTTGTTTCGCAGGATCAAGAGATTACCGAGTCGTTCAAAGCGTGGGCTACTCAAGAGCTTGTACGTCGCATAGAAGCAAAAGAGATTGTGTTTTCTGAGGTAGACGCTGAAGGTGTATCTCAGTTAGAACGAATTGCACGTCAGCGCAGAGCTTCTGGTCACATGCACTACTTTATTCTGTCTTCCAAAGGTCACGGAGAAACAGCAGACGATCACATCTACGCAAGTTTTCTTTGTTTTATTGGAGCTCTTCGAGAAAACATTACTGAAGTTAAATCAGTAAGCTTGGCTCGCCCCTCATCTCAATTTACTACGAGGTAATCATGGAAAAACCTTTATCTAGGGCAGTCGCTGGCTACACTCCCAATCCTATGTACACTTACAACATACACACTGTAGGGTACTACGATCCCACTCAAGCCCCTTTTGATAACACAAAAGAGTACACATATCACGAGCTTGTAAAGTACTGTAGATTTTTCTACAAGCGCGATTCAATCGCTCGTACGGTTTTAAATCGTATGAAAAATTTAGGCGTGACTAAACTCAGAAACCGTAAGGCCTCTGCGGATGAGCAGACCCTTAAATACTATGACGCAGTGTTGAAAAAAATTCAACCGTTTATGAAGCACGTTGCGCTTGAGTATTTACTCACTGGTTTAGTAGTTCCCGGAATTACATACAAAACTATGATGATGAATAAACTCGATCCTTCGATGACAAGCCGCAAACGCGTAGAGTTTCCTGAAAGTTTGTGGATTCGCAATCAATCGAATATTAAACTTCGTCGGCGCCCCGTTGGAATGGATCGAGCGGTCTACTTAGAGATTCCTCAGGATGAGGTTTCTTTTATTGTAAACAAAGGAAAGCGGACAGACGGCACTGATGACACTACAGCGTACAAAGAGCTTTTGCGAGAATCTCCTGCCTATGTCCGAGCTATTCAATCAGGTCAGCGACTTTTCCCTCTTGACGACGTTAAGCCTATTTACGGCGATATGACGTCAGATAATGAATACCCAATACCGTATCTACAAAACGCGCTTTCTCCGATGCAGCACAAAGATTATCTTAAGCTCATGGACCGCACAATTGTGTCACGCTCTGTAGAAATGGTTCGCCAGATTAAAGTAGGTAGTGATAATTTCCCGGCTACTGACGACGATCTCGAAGCTACTAAACGCACCCTTGCAGATGCGGCTGCCTCAGGAGATCGAGTATTTAACTTGTTCACTAATCATACAGTGCAGATAGATTGGATTCTACCACCTCTCGATGCACTGTTAAATGAAACAAAATATTTGGAACCGAACGCCGACATATTTATGGCGCTTGGCTTTCCTCGAATCCTTACGGTAGGCGAATCTTTGCGGAGTAACTCGTCAGACAGTCGCATCGCTTCGCTTGGTCCGTTGGCAACTCTTACAGAAATGCGTGAGCGTATTCTGGAGTGGGTTCAGTGGTTGTACGAGGAGCTTGCGGAAAGAAACAACTTTAGTACGTGGCCTGAGCCTTATTTTAGTCCAATTCAGTTCCAAGACATGACGGCACTAACCCAGTTTGCTATCCAAGCTCAGCAGATTGGCGCAATTTCAAAGGACACTATTGCCCAGCTTTATGGGTCAACTTATCAGGAAGAGCTGGATAAAATAAGTTTTGAGGTGACAAACGATGACTCGAATGAGCGTGGACCCGAAGCACCAGAAGAATCTGTACCTAGCCCCGGGTCAAGGGTACTCCCTTCGGAAGAGCAATGAACCGTATAAATCATTTGTAGTACACACTACAAATGGAAGAGCTGGAACTACTTCGCAGGCAGAACTAAATTTTTTAGTAAACTCGCAAGTAGTTTCGGCACATTATCTCGTAGGTAAAGATGGTACAATCTATCAGATATTAGATCCCAAAAATTTTGTATCGTGGCACGCAGGCGAAGTGCACCGCCCTCAGTACTCTAATTTTTATTCTATTGGTGTAGAAGTGCATTTTACTCCTCGAGAAATAAACTGGAACGGAGCTATGTGGGCAGGACTTACTCGGCTTTCTCGTATGTATGCAAATCTTGAGTTTGTGACTCATCGCGCAATTGCCCGTCCTGTTGGTCGAAAAATCGATCCCTCTGGAGTTACAGATGCCCAGTTTACTAACTGGCGTACGTCTATCAATGACCCTCATCGATTAGCCACACTAAAAGTCAACACAAATCTTCGCAGCGTACCCTTCTTTGGGAATAACATTATTCAAGTCCTTCCTCAGGGAACTACCGTGGTAGTATCTGCACAACCAGTACCGGGATCAGTTTACAATAATAATCAAATGTGGTATTATTGTAATTGGCTAGGTTACGTTCATGCCTCTCTGATTGAATTAGGAGAGCCAGTATGAACGAAGAAAGTTTAATACCTGCAGCACTAAGTTCGGTTGTTACTCTGGTTCTTGCGTGGTTTGGTTTTAGAAAAAGTAACCAAGACGCGACAAGTAAGTTTCAAGAGAATTTGCTAGCTCGCATTGAGTCACTTGAGCACGATAACGAGGCTCTTCGAAAAAAGAACGAAGATCTTCTTAAAGATAATCTCGAGGAACGACAAAAGCAGTTAGAGCTTGAGCAAAAGATACAACAGATGGAGCATGAAAAACTTAGAATGCTGGATCGTATTCAAGACCTAGAACTTAAAGTAAAGAGCTTGCTCGAAAAACTTAATAATATGGAGCAAGGCTAAAGGAGAAAGGTGATGGATTATGCTCTTCCGTTGATTGTGGGTGTGTTGATTCCTTTTGCGGTTTCAACAATGAAGAAGGTTGATTGGCCTCACGAGTACAAGTTTGCTTTGGTATTTTTCATGTCGCTTGTGGCTGCTACGGTAGCCTCAATGGGTGAGTATGTTGTAAACGGAGTATTTGACACTGCGAAGTTTCTTCAGTCAACCACTTTGATTTTTACAACGTCGCAGGTTATTTATCAATCAGTGATTAAATCGTTTGCGATCGAGGACCAGTTAAATCCGCAATCAGCGTTGATTAGCTTGCTGAAGCGGCAGCTGAGTAAGTCGTTGGCTGATCTTGACAAAGACCAAGCACAAGACTTTCTTAATCCCGCGTCTAGCGCAAGATTGACGGTTACTATTCAGGAGGAAAAGTAATGCCTAGTTTTAAATCTAATTCAGATGACGAGCGCGTGTATAAGTGCGTGGCTGTCGAGCCTTTACTCGAAGTTCAAGATCCAGTAGTGTTGCCAAAATCTACACTTACTACGTTATTCAAAAAGTACG